CATTGTTTCTTCTTTTCTAAACACTCCCAATACATCCAAACCAGATTTTTTACTTCTTTTCTTCCCGTCTTTGTCAAGTCCGGCATCTTTTAATTTTTTGTCAAGAATATCATGTGCGGCACTAAACTGTGTACCACCAGTCAATTGATTTCTTGCTGCTTTAAAACCCGCTTCCAATCCTTTCCATGCAAGAACTGCCGCACCGGCAATCAATAATGCTTTTGCAAGGAATGGAACTGCCACAGCAAATAGTGGCATCATTAATCCCAATGATCCTACCAATCCACCGATAGCTCCAATCAAAGGAAATAATGCAATTGCTCCGACTGCGGCAGCTGCCCAACCCCAATTTTCTTTAATCCAATTAAACCACCCCTTCACTTTCTCCATATTTTCCGGATTCTTCAACCATTCAAATATTGCATTTGCAGCAAACCCAAGTGCAAGAGTTCCAATAAAGTCCATAATACGGCCAAAGATTCCCTTGACCGGTGCTAAAGTTTCATTTGACTTTTCACTCACCGATTTTTGTATTCTTTTAGAAGATTTTTCTAATTGACTTTCTTCTCTACCAAGTTTTGCTTTAGATGCACTTCTTTTTTCTCTATCAGTTTCGTCTCTTCCACCTTGCGATCTCAATGCAGAACTTCTCATAAGTTCTTTTTGAATTTGAACAAGAATTTTATTTGTTTCTATTAGATTTTTAGTTAAATCGTCTTTATTATTACCAGGAAGTTTTTCACCTATATTACTTTTCTGTGTTTTTATTATATTTTTAATTTTTGTAATTTTTTCGGCATTAACTATTACTTTCTTTTCTACTTCAGTCGTTTTTTCAGTATTAACTACTAATTTAGTTTCTACTTCAGTCGTTTTTTCAGTATTAACTACTAATTTATTTTCTACTTCTTCAATTTTAGGAGTTATTTTTGATAAATTAAACTCTAATGCCTTAATACGAATTAAAGACTTTCTTACATGACCAGATAATTTACTTAGTGTCTTATGAATATTTTTGAGAGATTCTCCAGAACCACCTCCAGCACTATCTTCTTTCCCAAAGACTGCTGATGAGACAGTCTCCACATTCAACTTTGGAGTATTTGTTGTCTTTATACTTAAGTTAGATTCCACTTTGCTGTTGTGCCTTTAGGTTTTCTTCTTCAATATATTGTTGAAGTAGAGCAAGATAAACTTCTCTCTCCCACGGAATCATATTTTCTAGTTCTGTTAATGAATATTTATGATGCTGCATCAAGGCAAAATTTATCTTGTAGTATGACTCAAGATTTGTATGAGCCATACCTAACTGAAAAAACTTGCTAGTCCTTCCAAAACAACTTCAGACTCTACACCAGTCTCTGGATTTTTTACTGCAATTGTATGAGAAAGTTTTGGCATTGTAGTAAAGAACTTCTCAATTTGTTTAAATTGTTTTGTGTTCATTTGTTCGAGGAACTCATCAAGTTCTTTTCTCGAATATTCGGATGCTTCCCAACTTTCTTCTTGATTGTAAATCATCTCAATACAAGATGAAATCATTGCAAGTGATTGTCCAACTTCACTTACAACTTCTCCGGTCTCAAAATTATTCTCAACAAATTGATCCAATGAAGGATAACGAAGTTTCATTGAGAGTTCATCATCTAGTTTAATAATATTCTTATGACCTCTAGTCTTCTGAATCTTAATCGAATCAATATCAATCGACATTTCTACCTGTGTCTCACCATCATCAGGACAAGTAATATTCACATCAACAGTTTCTCCAACAGATCTTGCTCTTACATTTAGAAACAAATATTCAATATCAAAAGTAGCAAGAGATTCGATTTTTACATTTTCAGTAAGAATACAATCAGAAAGAATTTGTATAATGGAATTGGTAATATCTTTCATATTTTCAGCTTCCATTGCCATGATTAAAATCTTTTCTTCTCTCACAAGGAAAGGTCTATATTTAATCTTCTTTCCTGTTGAAGGCAACGTCATCTCATACGTTGGAGTATTAATCTTGGGTAAAGGCATAGTAATTGATATAATTCAGTTATTTTTATTTAGATGGTCAACCTGAAGGTCTACCTGAAGGTCTACCTGCTCCAAATGTTCCATCCCCAAATGTTCCATCACGACCATTTCCAGTATTTCTTAATTGTTCTGTTGGTGTTGCTGCCCCTTTCGGTTCTTTTTGTGGTGTTGGAGCCTTTGGTGTTTCTACTTTTGTTCCAGGAACCTTTGATTTTGCTTCTGGATCTACCCTATCAAATGTCAATGATGAAGTTTCTTTATTTCCATTATTAGTAGTTTTTGGATTTATAATATATCGATCATAATTAAAAGAAACATTAACTTTTAATATACTAGCTCCACCATAACTAAGTGGAATAGAAGTTATTAATTTTGGAAATGCATTAAAAAACTGATAATCTAATTGGGGACCATTATCTCTCTCAAATTTTGAAATAAACATTGTCTGTGTCTTATAATCATCAGGATATCTCATCCTACGATAATAATTTCCATTTTCTTCTTTCATATTATCCATAGATTCACTTCCTCCTGCAATATAATCAATCCAACCCTCAAATATTCTTAAATTTTTATAATCATAATCAATATAAAAACTAAAATCAATATCAGTGTATAATCTAGTATGTGCAAATTCTTGAGGAATTCCAATAAAGTCATTTTTTATTTCAGTAGTTGCAAGAGAACTGGATGGAAGTGAAGCTTCGAAACAAAGAAGACTTCCTTTACGTCCCATATAATTGACTATATCCTTTATTCCAGTTTTACTCTCTATATTTGTAACAACTTTTCCCGGAAGACCACTGAAAGTTACTTGATATTGATTAGATTGTGAAAGTCTCCCAAATATATCTTTTGCTTCCTGTGTTTTTATACTTTTTACATAAGGACGAGCCACTCTAAATACCTATACGACTACTTTATTATTAGTTATTTAGATGTCATATAAGGGATATTATAAATAATATAGAATAGCAAGTTCTTCAGTATGAAAAAAGAATATACTTAGAATACAAAAAATCTTAATACGATACTTGGAATAGATTCTAATATTGAGATAATTTCAGAATCATATGAAATTGAATCTAATAGTGGTTGTGATGGAGCAAATAATGGTTTTTATGGAAAAAAGCACACAGAAGAAACTAAAAAAATATTAAGAGAAAAAACATTAGAACTATGTAAGGATGAAAAATTCAAAATGACAAGGGCAAATTTTGGAGAAAAAAATGGAATGTATCAAAGTACCCGATTTGGTGAATTAAATCCTATGTGGAAGAAAAAACATTCAGAAGAAACAAAATTAAAACAAAGCAACAAAAGAAAAGAATGGTTTAAAAATAATGAAAATCCTATGAAAGGAAAAAAACTTTCCAAAAAACAAAAAGAGAAAATATCGGAAAGAAACAGTAAAGAATACACATTAATAAATTCTAATGGTGAAATAGTAAAAATAAAAAATCTTACCAAATTTGCCAGAGATAATAATTTGAGTATTGGGTGCTTACAACAACTCGTTGCTGGAAGAAATAAGACGCATAAGGGATGGAAAAATGCCTAAAAAAGAATATCTACAAGGTAAATATAAACCATCAAATCCAGAGAAGTATAAAGGAGATGTTTGCAATATCATTTATAGAAGTAGTTGGGAAAGAAAATTTCTCTACTATTGTGATATGAATAAAAATATTATAGAATATTCTAGTGAGGAGGTTGTTATTCCCTACAGATCACCAGTAGATAACAGATACCACAGATACTTTGTTGATTTCTACATCAAATATAAAGATAATAACGGAAAAATAAAAAAAGCACTTATCGAAATAAAACCATTCAGACAAACAAAAGAACCTAAAGTCAAAAAAAGAAAGACAAAAGGTTATATCTATGAAGTCGTTGAGTATGCTAAAAATCAGGCAAAGTGGGATGCCGCCAAAGAATGGTGTTTAGATCATGGTTATGAGTTTCAGGTACTAACTGAGAATGAATTATTTTAATTATATCGTTAATAAAGAAGGTATTAAGTAATGGCAAGAACGATCAAAAGAGGTGGAAGAACGGGAAGATCATATTATTATGTTTCTCAGACTGGTGAAGTAACTTACAGTAGTGATCCAAATATAAAAGTAGGTTCTAATGTTTATGATGATGGAGTTTTAAAAAATCCAAATAGACCAACAGATGATGATAATAATCGAGTAAGAAATATTGTTAATAATTTAAAAGGGAAAACATCAGATGATAAAATGCTAGAAATATTAGAAGCAGTTAAAGGTTCTGCAACTCCTGTTCCAATTCCTGGAAAATTTTATACTTATATTTACATTGCTAAAACTCCAAACATAAGATATGATCAACATCCATTAATTGCCTGCACAAATATTTTTAAAGAAAAAGAAAATATATATTTTATAGGACTTAATTATCATTGGGGAGATTATAGAAAATATCGTTTAGATAGAACAGTAGGTCAAATATATGAGGTGTATGCAGGAGAAATCTCTGACTTGAGAGAAATTTCTTATGGTAAGTTTCTAAATACTTAGAAAAAGATAAATGGCAGAACCTTTAAGATATCCACTAACAACATTTACAGATAAAACTGACTATTTGAAAATTGCTATTGTTGATTATATACCTATTGGAAAAAACTCTAATAACAAATCATTAGTTGGATCACCACAATCTAGAAAAAATCGAGGCAAAAACCTAAAGGAAGTAATTTTACTTCCAATGCCATCCAATATCTCAGATAATAATGCCGCAAAATATGGTGACTCCAGTTTGAATAGTATTATCGGTGCTGCTGGTTCTGGTATAATTCGTATTATGGAAACAGGTGATACAAAGGGAGACTTTGTACAAAAAATCAAAAACGCTATCACAGAGGTGGAGAACACTGCATCGAACGTCACGACTGCTGCTGGTGGATTAGGTGGACTTC